CACACACGCACACGCCCCCCGGTTATTAATAGGGGGGTAAAAGGTAAAAATTGCAAATAGAGACCATTGACATCAAAGACCTAAAGCCGTTCGGCGGCAACCCTCGCAAGATCGAACCCGATGAGCTGGCAAAGCTCCGGCGTTCCCTACGAGACTTTGGCTTCGTGGCTCCTGTAATCGCCCGGCGTTCTGACAAAATGATTATCAGCGGCCACCAGCGAGTCGAGGCGGCTAAGGCTGAGAAGTGGACTGAGCCTGTCCCTGTGGTATTGATAGACATCGACGACGACAAGGCGGCCATGCTTAACGTAGCACTGAATAAAATCAGCGGTGAGTTTGACTGGCCGAAGCTTGGCGATCTGTTCGCTGAGTTTGACACCGGCGACATAGATTTGGAGATGTCCGGCTTTGACCTGGACGAGATTGCCGGGCTGATGTCTGGCTTGGACGAATCGGACGGGGCCGACCCTGACGCTATCCCTGAACCCCCTGCCGAGCCTGTAACAAAGCTGGGCGACTTGTGGCTGCTAGGCGACCATCGGTTGTTGTGCGGAGACAGCACGAAGGCGGACGATGTTGGGCGGTTGATGGACGGGGAGAAGGTGGAATTGCTACACGCTGACCCGCCTTATGGTATGGGCAAAGAGAAGGACGGAATAGCTAATGATAATTTATACAGGGAAAAACTGGACGCTTTTCAGATGCAGTGGTGGACTGCGGGGCGTAAGTATATAGAAGATAATGGCAGTGTGTATATCTGGGGTAACGCCGAAGATTTATGGCGGCTGTGGTATGTTGACGGATTGAAGGCCAGCGAGCGTTTGACTTTTCGCAACGAGATAGTCTGGGAGCAGGAAGGTTCATCTTGGGGTAAGTCTGGAATGGAGTCGCTAAGATGTTACGCACCCAACGGAGAGCGTTGCCTCTTCTTCATGCTAGGTGAGCAGGGGTTTAATAATAACGCTGATAATTATTGGGATGGATGGGATTCTGTTGTAAATTATTTGCAAGCTGAAAAAGAAAAGACAGGATGGGGTATTGCTAAGTTCAAACGACTGGCTGGCCATTCTGAAACAAGCGGCTGCCACTGGTTCGATAAGTCACAATGGAGCTTTCCAACAAAAGAAGTTTATACGTCATGGCAGACTAGAGCCAAAAACAAAGCCTTCAAGCGAGAATACGACGACCTCAAGCGAGAATACGACGACCTCAAGCGAGAGTTTTATTCTACCCGCGCATGCTTTAACAACACACATGACAACATGACAGACGTTTGGAACTATCCAAGAGTTAAAGGGGACGACCGGCACGACCACGCAACACCCAAGCCTGTCGAGATGATAGAGCGAGCCGTTAAGTCGAGCAGTCGTGAGTCTGTTTACGACCCATTCCTCGGCTCCGGCACAACCCTAATCGCCTGCGAAAAGACAGGCCGCAAATGTTACGGAATGGAGATAGACCCGACATATTGCGACGTTATCGTTAAGCGGTGGGAAGATTACACAGGTAACAAGGCGGAGTTAGCATAATGGGGAAGCGAGGCCCGAAGAAAACACCGACGCCACTATTAAAGCTGCGAGATTCCCACAGAGTAAGCGACCGCAAGAACGAACCGCAACCGGATAAGACGATACCGATCTGCCCACGATGGCTGAACGCTGACGCTAAGAAGGTGTGGGCGGTACTGACACCAAAACTTAAAAAGATGGGCGTGCTGACAACTGTTGACGGTAACGCTCTGGCGAGATACTGCGACGCTTGGGCCAGATGGAAGAAGATGGCTAAATTCATGGATACGATGGGCGAGGTTTACACGATCAAGGACAGCAACGGCAACCCGAAGTATCTGCAACAGGCTCCGCAGGTAGGGATTTATAACAAGCTATGCACGACACTTGCAAAGCTTGAAGCCGAGTTTGGCTTAACACCGTCGGCAAGGTCGAGCATCAACACGGAAAAGAGTAGCACAAATAAAGAAGCAGGGAAGGGCCGATTCTTCAGTGCTGGGTAAGATACCAGGTTACGATCCGAAGGCTACTGCTGGTGACTGTACCTATGACGCAGAGGCGGCTCAGTTAGCACTGGACTTCTTCCCTGAATGCTTGAGCCATGTGAAGGGCGACCTTGCGGGAACACCGCTTACGTTAGCCCCGTGGGAAGTATCGATCATTGCTAATACGTTTGGATGGAAAAGACCAGACGGGACACGACGATATAGAGAGGTTTTTATTTACGTGCCAAGGAAAAACGGTAAGACGACTTTGATTGCTGGCATTGTTGCGCTGATGTTATTCTGCGACGGTGAGCCGGGCGCTGAGATATATTCAGCCGCTGCCGACCGTGAACAGGCTACGTTAGTCTTTGACCAGACCAAAGGCATGATATTAAACGAGCCTGAGCTTGACAATAGGTGCGAGATATACAAGAAGTCTATCGTTTTGAAGGATTCTGTCAGCGCCTACAAGGCCATATCAGCCGAGGCGAACACTAAACACGGGTACAATACAAGCTGCGTGGTGGTTGACGAGCTGCACGCTCAGCCAAACCGCGACCTGGTTGACGTTTTATTGACCTCAACCGGCTCAAGATCACAGCCATTAGTCATATATATCACCACAGCAGACTACAACCGGGAGTCTATTTGCAACGAAAAGTATGATTATGCCTGCAAAGTTAGGGACGGTGTGATAGATGACCCGTCATTCTTGCCGGTAATATACGAGGCTTCACTCGATGACGACTGGACTGACCCGAAAGTGTGGGCGAAAGCTAACCCGAACATGGGTGAGTCTGTTGGGGAGGATTACCTACGGCGTGAATGCCAGCGGGCAAAAGAAACACCAACATACGAGAATACTTTTAAGCGTTTGCACTTAAACATCATAACAGAGTCAGACGTTAAGTGGCTACCCAGTGAAAAGTGGAAACTATGCGGCGGCGACCTGCGAGAATTGCACGGTTGCGAGTGTTATGCCGGGCTTGACCTGTCATCCACAGGAGATTGTACCTCCTTAGTGCTAATGTTCCCGTGGGATGACGGCTCTTACGACCTCTTGCCGTTCTTCTGGATACCCAGCGACAGCGCATATAAGCGTGAACGCAAGGATAAAGTGCCCTATGTGACATGGGCCAGGCAGGGATTGATCGAGATGACACCGGGCAACGTGATAGATTATGACTTTATCAGGCGCAAGATCAACGAACTGCATGAAATATACAACATTAAAGAGGTAGCGTTAGACCGCTGGGCATCGACGCAGATAACTATCCAGCTTGGCGGCGACGGGTTCACTGTGGTTCCGTTTGGTCAGGGTTATGCCTCGATGTCTGCACCGTGTAAAGAGTTTGAGAAGCTGGTACTAAGCGGCAAGCTCAGACACGCAGATAACCCGGTAATGAAATGGATGATCTCAAACACATCGGTAGAGATGGATGCAGCAGGCAACCTCAAGCCGAGCAAAGATAAATCGACTGAAAAAATAGACGGAGTTGTCAGCAGCATCATGGGTTTAGGCCGCGCGATGGCTAAAGAAATTCCGGTACAAGTGGGAATTACGCTGATATGAGCAAAGTTAAAAACTTTATATCCAGGCTGTTCAACTTAACTTATCAGCAGGTCTGGCTTAGTGGCGAAAATCCGATACGAAACAAGGGGTACAACGTAACGACAGCCGAGTCAGTAGCTACTATTGCCGGTTGTGTAAGCGTATTGAGTGAGCTTGTCGCGGTGTTACCTCTGTTTGTTTACGAACGAAGCGGCGACAACAGGAGTAAGGCGAAAGATCATCCGTTATATAAGGTCTTGCATGATCGGCCTAATAGCTGGCAAACCTCATTCGAGTGGCGGCAAGGCGGTATGCGAGACCTTATCTATCATGGCAACTTTATCTGCGAGGTAGTGCGTAAAAATAGGGAAGTCGTTTCTCTTGAGCCGCTTAAGCCACAGTTTAGCGTTAAGCGTGAAGGTGAATTTCTTCTTTATGAGGTCGAGAACTTTGAAGGCAAAAAACAATGGCTGACATCTAA